ACGGCCAACTCAATCGGATCGCCCTCACCGTCCAAGTCATACGGATAGGCATCAACCTCATCGAGTAGTAAATATCGCACCGGTACCGATCTTAGATCCGCCGCACTATTTGCACCAGCAATAAACAACACACCGCCGTCAAATGCTTTTGAGGTGGTGGTGTTGCCGCTATCCCTTGCGCGTGGATCTGCCACCAATCCACGAAGCACTGGCATGTCTTGGATCATCGTTGCTAAGCGTTGTTTTGAATATCGTTTTGCTAAGTTCTGAGTTGGCTGCACCATCATTGCCGGCGCTGGTGCGCGGTGGATAATGTAGCCGATCATGTTGGTTAATGCCTCAGTAAATCCAAGCTGTGCGCCTTTCATAATCGTAACAAATTCACAACGCGATGATGGCGAAAACGCATCCATGATCTCACGCAAATACGGTGTGCGATTGGTGCGCCATCTACCAGGCTCGGCCGCATAAGTTTGACCAAGCAAACGATACTCATCCGCCCATTCACTCATCGGCTCTTGCGGATCAGGTTTTAATCCGGCAACGATGGCATCGAGTGCCAACCGCTCACCACTAACATCAACCGTTGGTATCTGTTTCTGTTTCATTTTTAATTTCAATCTCTACCGGCTCACTCACTAATTTAGCAAACTCGCTTTCCATATCAAACAAGATCTGATTAATCTCACCCTCAATCATGCTGTGGATTTCGTGATGATCATCCTCACCGGCCAATGGTTGCGACAATCTATCCGCCACCGTCTGCAACGAATTACGCACACCGCGTGCAGCGGTAAATATTGCCCGTTTGGTTTCATCCGCTCGAAGCAAATCGCCTCGAAGTTCTGCATCGTTCATCTCAGCAATATTGGCCTGCGCAGTAATCAGCCGAGTTTTCTCACCATGCTGATCCGTATTCGCCACCCCCCCAAATGCACGTTCACGCAAAAAATTAATATAGCCTTGCGTTGATTTTGTTAAATCGTATTCACCTCTGCCAAATTTAACAATCACATTCGCATCTTTGAGTTGTTGCACACGCCGATCCGTTAGCATTAAAAATGCTGACAGTTCTTGCAGTGTGCATTTATCTTTGTAAGTCATTGATTAATAACGAATTCCTTATATATATACTGAAACTAATAAAATAGAGGACTTGCGAATTACCCTCAGTGCATCCGCGTCAGGAGTACCTTTTTTATTCTGACTGGTCATCGAGCTGTTGATAATGCTTTCTCTAAACTTTTATTCAAATTCTTTTTAAATTTAGAATTAACAACACCCTTACCGATCTTGTAGAAAGGGAATCGTTTGCGATAGCTAACCACTGGCTCAAACCCAACCATTAACTTAATACCTCTGTTACGCTTGCCACCAGTCCTTTCCCACACACCATCAATGTTCTTAATCTTGCCAATGAATTGATTTTTATTCTTAATAAAGCCTTTGCGCCTACCAGGAATATTACCAAACTTATTCAGCTTTGCGTGCTTGTACGGCACACCAATGCGACCAGTACGCTTACCACCCTCGACTTGATACTTGAGATACTTAGCCTGTATTGGTTTAATAAACACACTGGCTTCTTGATTGTTTTTGTTTGACCATTTAATTTTAAAAGCATTTTGAGTAAAGCTTGTTGGTCGGTCGAGCTTCTTGGATGTTTGTNCTTTCTCTGCTTTCATTACATCTTTGGCNGTGTTGTTAATGCCTAATGATATTGCAAACGGTAATTGCTTTTTCTCAATTCGAGTAAGCGTTTTATTTAATTCCTTGATATTATCTTTAACGATTAAATCCAACATAATTTAACTTCCATAATATTATTTTAACTTCCATTTACCAAACGGATTGCGACCGTTGAATTTAATCTCATACACCTTTTGCCATTTAAAGCACGTTGTGTACGACACATCCAACTGATTGGCCGCATCCCTAATTGTTGATCCTTGCTCTGCTTTACGCGCCAAGAACAACGCCACTGGCTCACCAATGCGAACCTCTACACGTTGTTGTAGTTTCATAGCGTGTAATAATTACCACGATCACCCTCTACAAACTTAACTTCAACACCGGCCTTGCGTAACACATCCACCACTGCACCTAAGTTCTTNATGTTGTATTNCTCACGCGCGTAAGNCGGTGTGATGTTTTTGCCCTGCTCTAAATGTTGACGCACCACATAAGCCTGCGACCCCTCACGAAAGTAATTCGTAAAGCGTTTATTATCACGCGAGCATTTATACATATACACCATTCCACCGCCAATCACCGCACCACTTGCTAATATTATTAATTCCATACTTAATCCCCTAAAAAAATATACAACATGATTGCGGTATATAACCCAATCAAACCAATAACAAACTCAATTGCTTCCATTTACTTCCCCTTTTAACTGATCAACCAATTGCCTAATCACATCCAAGTGATGCTCGCAATCTCTATTGTCTTTATTACCAATCGCAAACAACAAATAATCCACCTGCTGCTTAATCGCGTTTGCCGCCTTTAAGCATTGATTCGCACTGTGATACCTCATGCCACTTTCCTATTTTTAAAATAGTCCAGCACCTCGCGTTGGTGTTCGAGTATCGCCCCATGCCCTGCTTTTTCAAACGGTGACATGTGAAAATCAATCATCTTTTTGCATTCGCAATAAGTCCAACCGCGTGTTGATTCCATGTAACGCATAAACATCACATGAATGTGTTGTGGCACTTTGTTAAACGCATGATCAGCAAAGAATCTAAACCGCGCATGATCATCCGCATCGTTCCACAGCCTTAAATAATCTTTGGATTTTTCTTCTTTAACCTCTATCACCACCACTGGTGCAACATTGATTTTTAAAATGCAATTAATAAATTGGTCTATTGTTGGTGGAAAACCCTTGCCATTAACGTCTGCCCATAAATCACAAGCGGATTTAATATTGTCCTCAGTCAGTCTGTCTGCATCTACTTTTTTGCCGAGTTCCTCTGCCCATATCAATGTTTGTTTGGCTTGGTGTTTTTCATCGTTCTTATAATTCGGCACAAATCTAACTGTTAAATAACCCAATATCAAGGTCGCCGTTTTTTTGTATATTTCATTCATCAGTTTAATAATCCTCTGTTCAGTTGTTCAAGTCCCGTTCCAAATGACAACCCAGTATCAGCATCAATCCCTTGCGCTGCTAATTCAGCACGCCGGATCAATGTCATTGGTTGGTTGTTTTTCCTTTCGTTTTCTCTTGTTTCCCACGTCCTAATCGCTGATTGCCAACACTTCATTTTATTTTTTCCAACATACCAACCCTTTGATTGATAAAAATCAACGAATGATTGTGCATTAACCGAATTTTTACGATCATTGCAATAAGCTCGAACATCATCAATAGTGGGTGGATTAAATCGTTTACCCCCCTTTTTAGTTCTATTGGTTATGTTCTTGGTTAGTTCTTTGCCCGTTACCGTTTTGGTAACCCCCATGCCCGTTACCGTTTTGGTAACCGTTGGAGTTACCGTTTTGGTAACCGTTACTGAATTGGTAACGGTTACCAAATTGGGCGCTGTTATTTGATAGCGCGTTGATTTTGAAAATCCACCCTTACCAGTCTTGGTCAACCATCCTAAATCAACTAATTCTGAGGTTGTTTGTGATATTCGAGTGACTGGCATACCACATCGACCTGATAACTTTTCACGGCTTGGCCACACAGTGTTGGTGTTCTTGCCTCTGAATGATAACAAGGCGATTAATACTTTGATTTGTCTTTTGGTGAGTCTTTGATCTTGGATAACCTCGATTGGAGTGATTGCGAATATATCTTGACTCATCGTTGCAATTCCTCTTGATCCTTAGTTATGTCTTTAAATCCATAACAATCTGATCCAAATTGCGGTTCAAATTCTTGTCTGTCTTGATTACGCACTCTTGGATCCGGTGCATTGATTTTATGCCGACCACAAATTCTGGCCAATTCGCACTTGCTGGTACATATTGCAAACATATTCCCCCTATGTGTATTTTTTGTATAGAATTAACAAACTAAACAAAAGGTTTATAAAAAATGTTATCGATTAAAAATATCCGCCCAAATATCTTCGCGTTTGATTGCACCATTACTCAGTTTTTCAATCTGCAAACATCGCTTAATTGGAATACCTCGCCTTTTCCATTGAGAGATGGCCATTTGCGTTACACCGAGCAAATCTGCCAACTCTTTTTGCGAGCCAAAATACTTAATCACTTTTTCCATGCGCCTAATTATAAACATAAAAGTTTATAATAAATACATAAATTAATTTATGCCTAAATTGAATAAAAAAATTGCTGAAATTGTCGCAAAAGAATTAAAAACCAAAGGAATTAAAAAGGTTGAATTTGCACGTTTAATCAATGTATCGCCTCAATCTTTAAATAATTGGTTTAACCGTACTGGGATACCAAATTCTCAATTAAGTAATATCGCAAAAGCAATCAATGTACCAATTGATTATTTACTTACTGGCGACAACAAAATGCCCAACAATACTGTGAGCTTTGAATTATTAAACATCAAGGATTACAAGGGCAGTGATCTCGCTAAGTTTGATAATATTCACGATGTCTTTACCGTGGATCGCGAATGGTTTATTGATGTCTTTAAAAAACAACCAACACCCACCATGAAGATTGTATTTGCCCAATGCGAATCAATGCAGCCGACTTTTACACAAGGCGATTTTCTACTNGTTGATACGGACGACACCAACATCAACGATGGTGTTTATATCTTTAAAGTTGATGATCGATTGTTTATTAAACGCTTGCAAATAATGCCGGGCAAAATATTAGTTATTAGTGATAACAAAAAATACGAGTCATTTAACCTACCCAGCGATGCAGTCATAATCGCAAAGGTAATTGACTTGTGGAAACATGACACACCATAGGGGAAATATTATGTCGCACTATTACTCAATCAGAGGCAGAATTTATCCTTAAATGGTTGGATTCCAATCGAGCTGGTAGAGAGGAATATCCGGGCAATGTGATCTATCCAAGATTACAAAGAATGCTTGAAGATAATTTAGGTGGTAAAGTTGTTGGCGCACCATCTTCTCTTACTGATTATTTAATCATTGCACA